AAAAATGGATTCTATGATTTATACAACTGCAGTAATGGGTAAAGCAAAAGAATTTGGTGGTTATGCAAGTATAGTTGCAAGTGGATTTAAAACTGGAGCATATGCTAAATCATATAAAACTCCACAAGGTCAATATGGTTTAGATAGTGATATAACTAAAACTGCAAGAATAAGAACTGCAACTGAAGGATCTAACTAATGGCATTAAAAGAAGGTAAAAGATTAGTAAATTTAAAATCAAGTGTTGCTGATAATATTGGAATACCAAAGTTTCCAACAACTAATATAGCAGCTGAAATATCTACACCTATTGCTGAAGCTATTGGTGCTTTTAGAAAAGTAGCAGAATCAGATGCAGCTGTACAATTTAAAACTTCATTTAATGAAAAATCTACACAACATTATTTAGATCTTAAAAATAAATTTGAGTTTGATCCAGATGGTATGAAAAATGCAGTAGATGCATATTCAAAAACAACAATAGCAAATACACCTAGAGTTTATAAAGATTATGTTTCTAATATTTTAGCACAAAAAAATTTAGCTAATTTAAATTATTCATCTACTAATTTTAAAAATTTAAATACACAAAAAGCAATTGAAGGTTTTGCTAATAGTAGAACAGATCATGAAAACTTATTTACACAAAATATGGATAATATTTTAAATGATGGAGATGCAGGTTGGTTTACAATGAATACTTATTTTGCAAATACAACAATGAAAAATTTAAATGAAATATATGGTACTGCAGAAGAAAATTTAGTTAATACTAATAGATACAAAGGAACAACATTAAAGAAAAATTTAGAAAATGATTTAACTAATGTTGAAGTATTAAGAGTAGTTAATGTTATGAAACAATTAACTAGCGATAATAATAAAGGTGCAGCATTGGTTTATCTTGAAGGTTATGCTGGTGGTAAAGATAGTAAAGCAGTTACTGAAAATTACTTTGAAAAAGCTTTAGATAAAAACAATCCTATTTATAAAAAATATTTATCACACATAGGTAATGATTTTAATAGAAAAGAAATAGTTAAAAAAGCTATGGAACTTTATGAAAATTATAATGGTGACAAAATTAAAAAAATGTTTGAAGCTAAAAAAACATATGATTTATCTGGATTACAAGAACCAGGAGGATCATTAAATGTTATTAATTTTCAAGATGGTAAAAATTCTAATGCTGTAGATTATGTAGATATTAATTTACCAGGAATACATGGTAAACAAAAGTTTGAAGCTATTGATATTATTAATGGACATATTGAAACTCAAAAATTAGTTAGTGATGCAGAAAATAATAAAAAAATTATTTTTAGAGATAACTCACAAAAACAAGAATTTGCTAAAGCTTTTTTAGCTAATAATGGAATTAATGATGAAAATATTACAGATGTAACAAGTCCACAGTTTGCAAAAGCTATGACAATATTAAAAAGCTATAACATAACTCCAGATGCAGTAATTAACAGATTAAATACTAAAGTTAATGTAGATTATAATGAACCTAATCAAGTAGCTATATATAGAGAAAACTTATCATTATATAAATATATGAAAGGTTTATATCCTAATCTTACAGTTGATAATGCTTTTATGTATGAAGAAGGTTTGAATATGGGTGCTACTGCAATGATGGACGATAAAACTTTAGCAGCTAAATTAAATAATATTGCTAAAGATACTGATAAATTTAAACAAATTAAAACAGATATTGATCTTAATTTAAACACAAATGCAAATGAGGTAGTGAATGGCTTTGAAGATCTTATTGGTGATCTGGATATTAATACAGATAGCTGGTGGGCAAAGAAGTTTTTTTTGTCTGAAAAAAATCAATATACAGATTTATTTCATAATAGTAGCACAACTCTTTTACCATCAAGAGCTAGTACACTTCTTACAGAAGAAGTTAAAGCTAAATGGTTACAAGCTACAGTATCTCAATTAGTTCATCTTAATGGTTCTAAAAATTTTGATATAACAACAAATGAAGGCAAAGCATTATTTAGACAAGCAGCATTAAAAGGTTTAGATATATTAAAAGATCAAGGTTTTACAGGTACTAAGTTTAGTGGCAATGGATCAATTAAAATGGTTAAAAATGCTTATGAAGATAAAATAGGTTTTCAAGGTCAAGGTTTTGAAAATGCTATTATTGCACAAGGTAATTATTTAACTAATACATTAAGTGAAGCAGAACAAAAAGAAAGATTTGGAATATCTGAATCAAAAGGTTTTCCAATAATTGGTAAATCTAAAATAGTAGCAAATAATATTAATGATATAATTAAAACAGAAATAGATAATGGTTTTCAAAATACTATTATAGAATTTGCTGGTACATATAATAAGTATGGACAACCTAATTATCATATTAAAATAAATCATAATAATACTATGATTAATTTAACAGAAGGTGATAACTATTTTGATCCTACAGGTTTTGCAGGTGTAAATCAAATTAGTGGTAAATCTGGAAGTAGATCACAATTAATTAATACTTTAGCAGAAGATAAATATAATAAATTTATGGAAACACATGGTCATCTTTTAGATGGTGATAGTGGTATGGAAGCATTTGCTAAAAATGTAATATTTAAAACTATTAAAATGGGTATAGAAGCTAGTGATTATAAGTTTTATCCAGATATACCATTATTAAATGATGTTCCTGCAGAAGTAAAACCATTTGCTTTTATATTTAAAACATTAGGAATAGATGTAGATCTTAAACCTTATTATGATGAAGGTATTAAAATTAATAATGAGATAAATGAATATTTATCATTTGATGCTAGAATAAATAAAAATACTAGAATTACATCAAAAGAAAAATTAATTGAATCTGTATTTCCTCCACATAAAATGAAATACACTAAAGCAAACTTAGGTTTAAAATATAAACAGTTTGTTTATGATAATATAGATAATAAATCTTTACCATTAACATTTAGAACAAATAATTATATGGCAGTCATGAAAACTGATTCTGCATGGGTAGGTGAAATGACAGATGTAAATACAGGTAATCAAGCTGCAGTATTTGCTAGTCCTATAGATTCTATTAGAGCTGGTGTAAGAGTTATGATTAATAACTCAACATTAATAAATAATAATACTACTAAAAGATATGGAGATGAACCTACACTTGGAGAAATATTAACTGCATATGCTGAAAACTCTAATATCTATTTACAAGCTTTAGAAGAAAAAACTGATATGACAAGAGATACAGTTGTAAACTTTTTAGACCCAACACAAATGCGTAATATAATTAAATTTATGATTGAACACGAAATGGGATCAACAGCATTTAATAAATACTATGCACCTAATAATCAATTGTTTTTAGATGCAATGATTATGGAAGGTTATGAATTAGGTATAAATTCATATGAAGGTAAGTTGGGAAAAATTAGATGATACAATATCCTATAACACCAGATCAAGAACGTAAAATAGCTGAAGAAAAACAAAAACCAATTGAGTTTAATATATCTGATTTTGGTACAGGTTTTATGGACGAAAACCTACCAGCTATTGCTGTAGAATACATGATGAATAATCAAGATTTTCCACCAGATGAAAATTACAATCCTAAAGAAGATCCACAGATTGCACCTTATCAAGATTTTTATGATCATTTTCTTTTTAGTAAAAGTGTAGCTGAAACATCAGCAATTATTGATAAACTAAATAAAAATGCAGAAGCTAATTATTCTAGTCCTTGGTATCATCTTGGCAGAATTACAGGAGCTTTTGCAGATCCTTCAACTCTTTTACTTTGGACTAAAGTTGGACAAGGAGCAAAAGTATTTGGTACTGCATTTGCAGCAGAAGAAATAGCTAAACAACAATTAGATATTACTAGAGATGATTCATATGTTCCTTGGGTTGTTGCTGGTGGTTATGGTGTTCCTTATATTTTAAATAAAATGGCAAAAGGAACTGTAGGTGCAGGTGTTCAACAAAAAGTTATTGATGCAGATAGAGCTTACAACACAGCACCAAAACAAATAACACAACAAATATATGAAGATGGTAAATTTATAAATCCAACAGAAAGAGTAACTCCTGGATCTGTTGGAGCTGCTGCTAATGAAGCTAGAATCCAACCTAAACCAATAGATGAATTTACAGGTGAAAGATTTGTTAAAAGTAATTTAGGTAAGTTTGGAGAAGATGGTCCTTGGACTAATGTATTTAGACTTACTAAATCTTCTTCTAAAACTGCAAGAACTATGATTGCAGATATATTAGATACACCATTATTAAAACTTAAAAATACAAAACAATATGGATTTCAAGCAACTGATGCTTCTATTGAAACTAAATTAAGAATGAGAGAAGTCGGTAGCATTGAAGCTATGAAAGAAATAAAAGAACAATATCTGTTATATATAAACAGAGTACAAGGTAAAGCACCTAAAACAGAACTAGGTATTAATTTACATAATAGATTTAATGGTAAAATGTCTTTGCAAGAATTTGCAACTGAAGTAACAAAAACTAGACTTAATAAAATGCAACATGATGTTCCAGAAATTGCAGCAGCTGCAAGAATTACAGATGAAAAAGTATACAAACCTATTGGTAAAGAAGTACAAGAATTAGGTATAAGAAAACTACCTATTGAAAGAGAACTTGCTTTTTGGAAATCTACATTAGAAAATATGATTAAAAAAGGTGAAGGTACTAAATCTTTTAAATCAAAAGTAGATGGTACTACATCACAATTTTCTAGAACTGAAATACAAAATAAAATTGCAAAATTAGAAGAAAGATTAAAAAGAACAGATAAGTTAGTAGAAGACTATATTAATATTATATATAATAAAACTAATATAGATAGAAACAAAGGATTGTTTAAAGATATAATTAGAGAAGATTTAATTAAACAAGGTAAATATATTAATGAAAAAAAATTAAATACTCTAGTAGATGATTTATCATCACACTTTCCTTTTCAAAGATTTGAAAAAACTAAATATACAGATGATATTAATGATCTTATTTATGAAAGATATGCATTTAATAGACCTAGATATGCTAGAGCTACAAGAGCTAGAGAATTAAATTTATTACCAGAAACACAAATAAAACTAATCGATCAAGGTTTTATAGTTAGCGATATATTTTCTTTAATGAAAACATATTATAGACAAGTAACTCCAGATATTCTTTTTACATTAAAATATGGAGATCCTAACGCTTTAGGATATAAATATATATCAGAAGCAGAGTCTATGACTTTTCCAGGTTTAATGCAGGTTGCTAATGAATATAATATTAAAGCAACTAAAGCTAAAAGCAAATCAGCTAAAGCAAAAATAATAGCAGAAAGAAATCAAGTATTAGAAGATCTAGAAGCAGGTGTAGAACTTGTAAGAGGTACATATGGTTTACCTGCAGATCCTCATGCTTGGACTTCTAGAGCTATGAGAACAATGAAACATTATAATGCTCTTACAATGCTTACAGGTTTTTTTGCAGCTACAGCTGATGTAGCCAGAATAGCTATGACATCTGGTATTCAAAGAGGATTTAAAACTCAATTTGAAATGTGGGCAGATATGTTAAGTAATAAAAAAGTTGGCATATTTAAAGCAGGTAAAAAAGAAGCTCAATCATTTGCTGAAGCAGTAGATATGGTTACAGGTCAAAGAGCTATGTTATTTTCTGACATTGGAGATATGTTTGGTATGACTTCTAAAATAGAAGGCATGATGGGTAAAGCAGCTAACTTTAATTTTATGTATGTAAACTTAATGTCTAGATGGACAGAGTTTATGAAAAGTGCTGCATCTGTAACTATTGGTTCAAGAATATTAGAAGACTCTATTAAATGGTCTAAAGGTACATTAGCAGATAAAAATAAAACTAAACTTGCTGCTTCTGGTATTGATGAGTCTATGGCTAAAAAAATTGCAAAACAATTTGAACTTAATGGTACTAAATTAAAACATAACTTTATGGCTAATACTGCAGAATGGACTGATGATGGAGCTAAACAAGCTTTTGGTGCAGCTCTTAACAAAGATATAAATATTACAATTGTAACTCCAGGTAAAGGAGATACCCCATTATTTATGAACTATGAGTTAGCTAGTACTATTGTTCAGTTTAAAAAATTTGCAATGGCAGCAACACAAAGAATGTTGTTAAGAGGTATGCAAGAAAAAGATTTAGATTTTTTATTTGGATCTATGTTGTTAATGGGTACAGGTATGTTAGTAGATGCAGTTTATAGTGAATTTAGATTTAATAAAGATTATAGTAAATTATCTCTTACAGAAAAATTATTAAATGCATTTGATAGATCTGGACTTGGTGGAATCTATGTAGATGTTAATAGATCAATAGAAGCTCTTACAGATAATAGAATTGGTATTAGACCATTACTTGGAGAAGGTAAACCTTATGGATCTTCTATGAAATCTAAAGTAGGATTAATTGGTCCTTCGGCATCACAAATATATAATATATTTGACATCATGTATGATGTAGGTGCAAATAAATATAATCATTATACAGCTCGTAATGTGCGTAGATTAATTCCATTTCAGAACGTATGGTATCTGGATTGGTTATTTGACAATATAGAAAAAGGACTTCGATAATGGCAATAAATATTTCTGATGTAGAACCACGAGTACAATATACAGCAACATCTGGTCAAACATCTTTTACTGTACCTTTTGAGTTTTTTGCTAACGCAGACTTAAAAGTTTACAATGGTAGTACACTATTAAGTTTTGCTGCATCACCATCTGATGCTACAGAATATTCTGTAACAGGAGCTGGTGTAACAGGTGGTGGATCTATTACATTAGGTGGTAGTGGAGCTACATTAAATGATATTATTACTATATCTAGAGATATAGCTATACAAAGAACTACAGACTTTCCAACTTCTGGAGCTTTTCAAATTGCTTCTTTAAATGAAGAATTAGATAAGATTGTAGCTATGGCTCAACAGCTTGAAAGAGATCTTAAGTTTTCTCCTAGAGCTTCGGCAACAACATCTAATACATTTAATCTAACATTCCCAGATTTAGTTGCAGGTAAAATCTTATCTGTAAATAGTGGTGGTACAGCTTTAGAATTTTCTGTTGATGCATCTGCATTATTAAGTGCAGAAACAAATGCATCAAACTCTGCAACAGCAGCTGCAACTTCAGCAACAGCTTCGGCTAATTCTGCAACAGCAGCACAAACAGCACAAGCAGCAGCAGAAGCAGCTCTTGACACATTTGATGATGATTTTTTAGGATCTAAATCTTCTGATCCATCAGTAGATAATGATGGCAATGCTTTAGCAGATGGAGCTTTATATTTTAATACAACAGACAATGTAATGAAAGTGTATGATCTTGGTAATACACAATGGAAACAATTAACTCCAACAAATTCACAACAAACAAATATTGATGCCGCAGTAGCAAATGCAACAAATATTAATACTGTAGCTGGTCAAATATCACCTACAAATAATGTAGGAACTGTTGCTGGTATATCATCAGACATAACTACACTTGCAGGAATATCTGGATTATCTACACTAGCAGGTTCTGCTGCATCTGTTATTAGAGCAGGTGATAACCTTACTGATATTAATGCTTTTGCAAATATATATTTAGGACCAAGCTCATCAGCTCCTAGTGCTGATCCAGATGGAAGTGCATTAGACTCTGGTGATTTATATTTTGATACATCAACTAATCAGTTAAAAGTATATGGATCATCTGGGTGGCAATCTGCAGGTTCGACAGTCAACGGAACAGCTGATAGATTTGAATTTACTGCAACAGCAAATCAAACTACATTTACAGGAGCAGATTCAAATTCTAATGTTTTAGCTTATGATGCAGGATTTATTGACGTTTATTTAAATGGTGTAAAATTAGCAAATGCAGATTACACAGCAACTACAGGCACAAGTGTTGTACTAGCTAGTGGTGCTGCTGTTAATGATATTTTAATGGTAGTAGCTTATGGTACATTCCAATTAGCTAATGTATCAATCAAAGATTTAGTAGATACTCCTGCAGGTTTTGGTACAGCAGGACAAGCTCTTGTTATGAATAGCTCAGCAAATGCCTTAGAGTTTGCAAATGCATCTTCTGCTGAAGTCTATGGATTTAAAACTACATTTACACCAGCTACAATAAATATAACTGTTACTGATAGTGGTGGTGCTTATTATATTAATGGAGTGCAACAAGATACTTTATACTTATTAGAAGGTAATACTTACATATTTACACACCCTTCTGGACACCCATTTAGATTTTCTACAAACGCAAATAACTCACCATCAGCTCCATATACAACAGGAGTAACAGTAGATTCTTCTACACAAGTTACACTTGTTGTTGCTGCTGATGCACCAACTTTATACTATTATTGTTCATCTCACTCAAATATGGGTGGAACAGCATATACTAATGCACCTGCTCCAAATACATTACAAGTAGTAACAACTAATGAAGGAGCAGATAACATAACACAAACAGAATATGAAAGTTTTGATGATGTACAATATGCTGCTTCTGGATTTACTTGGTCTATTAGTAATGGTAAATTAACAGCAACTGTATAATGTGCGTAGATTGTTATTTAAATTAATTTAAAAAGGAGAAGATATGGCAACAGTTACACTAGGAAATATTAAATTTAATTGGAAAGGAGCATACAATTCTTCTACTGCTTATGTTGTAGATGATGTTGTTAGCCTTTCTGGTTCTTCATATGTTTGTATTCAAGCAGGTACAAATAAAAACCCTGCTTCTCAATCTGCATACTGGGAACAAATGAGTTCAGCAGGTACAGATGGTACAGATGTAGGAACAACAATAACAACTCAAGGTGATTTATTATACAGAGATGGAAGTGGATTACAAAGACTAGCTAAAGGAACTGCTGGTCAAGTTCTTCAAATGAATAGTGGTGCAACTGCTCCAGAATGGGCGGCAGCGGCTGGAATTGTATCAAGTGGTACTTTTGCAGATGGAAGAAATTTTGGTACTTACAGTTGGGATAACCAAACATCTTCAACCAGTACATCTTTTATAGATGTAACTGGTTCAGAATGGAATGTAGGTGCAGGTGCTTTAACAGCTAATAAAACTTGTGTAATACAATATTCAGTAATATCTCACAATTTAGACTGGCAACACGACAAAATTGCTTTGCAGTACTCAGTTGATGATGGTTCTAATTGGCTTTACACAAATAATAATAGTGAAGATGTATTTGATGTAGACCACGAATTATCGTCAGGTGCAAATGCAACAACAAGAAGAACTGCGTTTCACATTATTTCTTTTACTTCAGGTCAAACACCTAGATTTAGAATGAAATGTGCAATTTATTCAAGTTCAAATGGATTAAAAATTAACTATGACGCAGGTAATAATGGAACTGTAAAAAGTTATTATCAAGCGTGGTTTGTATAAGGAGAACAATATGACAAAAGCATTTTTAATTGATGGAATAGCAAAATTAGGTAATTGGAATTGTTCAATGGCAGGAGAAGATTTATCTACTATTAAATTTTATGATGATAGTGGTAATGAAATTTCAAGACCAGATGATTTTCCAACAGATGAGCAAATTCAAACTGCACAAGCAGAAGAACAAGCTAGACGAGATAATATTCCTAATGTAAAAGCTAGTGCTAAAGCTAAACTTATGGCAGGGGAAGCATTAACAGAAGACGAAGCTAATGTAATGATAGGAGGGTAACTCCTGTGACTAAAGCAAGAGATATTGCAGATTT